AAGATCAGAACCGTCTCGGTGGGTTCAGTGGTTGGATCGTCGCCGGGGTCGCCATCCAGGATCACCACCATCTCTTCTGGGGCGTCAACTCTGGCTAGCTCCACCATGCTCCACCCCAGCTCCCTGGCCTCACTTCCTGGAACTGGCTCGGGGCCGCGCACCGCCTTAAATGCAATGCCATTAGCGACAACAGAAGTGTTGTAATCTAAATGGCCAAATTCTGCAGTTCTAATTTTTAACAGCCAAGGAACAATCCTTACCTGGCCATCAAAAATTAGTTCGTAGTTTTCTTCCAAAAAACCAAGGCCAGAAACGGCGCCAGCAATTACGCTGACGCCGCCCATGAAATTTAGGGCTACCCGATCCGCATTGGCTGATAGGCGGGCCCAGCTCATCAGAAGGCGCCGTTAAGGCGGACGTGGGCCAGCGTAGCGCCAGAAGCGTATGCAGCAGACTGAGATCCAATTGGGACAAACACACCAATAAGGGTGTTGCCGCTGGCGCTGGCTGTTACGTTTTTGTTGGTGTCATTCCAATACGCCTTGGCGTAAAGGTTGGCACTGGCGCCAGTGGCCTTAGGGAGTTCGTGGACTCCTACAAGCATGAAGCTGCCAACCTCCCCACTGGCTAAAGCGGTTACGGCAACACCAAACAAAGCGCCAATCAACGCGCCGCCGCCAGATGCGACAACGTAAGGAGCGGCAATGGGTAGGATTTTTCCTTCTTGAATAGGTCCGTGCATTGTTTTTAGTGGAATTGGGGAAAGTTAAAAACTGAAGCTAAATGCGCAATGGTTAAAATCATGCGCCAGAGCTGCGATAAATAAAACGGAAATCCTCAATAGCGCAACCAAAATCAGAACGAGCCAGCAGCTTCAAGCCATCAGGATCCCTTTCGGGCTCTGATGTAATGGTAGGACCAGGCTCATCTGCCAGGTAACCCCACACCATGCCAGGCGTTCTAGTTGGGCCAGCGGCTGCATACCATTGCGTTGCGGAACCATCAAGACGTGGCTCAACTATTAATTCCATCTTCCTTGCGTAGGGATTGGGCCCAGAGTTTCCAGTCAACGCAGCAGGAGCGTAACCATCAGGAGAAAGAAATTGCTCGGCAGTTGCTTCTAGATCTGATGGAACAATCATAAACTCAGGGGTTAAATTAACCGCAACGTTGCTAATATCTTTTTGCTTTCGCATTGCCTTTCGGGCTGCGTTTACACCGGCAATACCAATGGCGCCTGTGCCGGTGTTATTGTGAGCTGCATTAAACAACGCAAGACCATCTACCGATACAGTGGCATCGCCAGTGATCATTGCCCATATAAGATTGGATTCCAAGCGACGGAACCCACGGCCCAAAAATTCAGGAGTTCGCTCCAAAGCAGACAAGTCATCGTTAATAATTGCTTGCCGAGAAATTACAATTTTTTTGGTATAAGTAAACAGCCTCCAAGTACCTTGCGCTTCTTTAAGGGTGCCTGTCTTGTACTCGCCGCCTTCGGGCGTAAGCTCTGGCGTAAGATCAGCGGCAATAGTTAAGTCGCTAGCGTTTTTGAAATCTGGTAAATTTCGTTGGCGTGCAAGCCCCTTCCAGGTATGAGGCTCTTCTCCGTAGAATTGGGTTAAAGATTTTTCGGCTAGATTAGAAAACAGCAATGGAAAATCGCTAGTGCTGTGCATGGCCATGGCCACTAGCTCATTTTTAGACCTACCCACAGTGCTTATGCCCCGCGAGTTGGCATAAGCCCTTACGCATTCCATCAAGGAATAACCTCGATACTCTTGGCCAACGTCAGAGATCTGGGCCAGAGGATTGATCCGGGCGTACAGCATGTCCCCAATGCCGGCCATCACAGTGTCTCCCGCGTCGCGGGTGACCTGGATGCGGGCAGGGTGGCCCGCCTTGCTGGCGACGGTTTCAAGCGGGCCGGCGTGGGCCTTCACAATTTCGAGGGCAACTTCGGCAAACGGCTTGCCGCCGTCAACCATGGCTTGCACCGCGATAGGAGCGATATTGGCCTCGGCCGCGCAACGGCGAATTTCAATTTCGCGCTGTGCATTGGCAAGGGCCACGGAATCCGCAACAGCGGTCGAGGTAACGGGGCTTACGGCGGCCTGCACTACTGCAGGGGCAACAGGGGCAGCTTCGGTAGAAGCGACCACAGGAGGCGCTTCAATGACGGCGGCCGGTGCGCTCCCGGCCTGATCTTGCGTGGGCATGTCTTCAGCTCGGGAGTGTTCAGGGTGATCTCCTGATTCTATTCTAACCATTGACGCCAAGGCCTTGGATACCCACCCTGGAGGGTCTGGGAAGCGTCCCGCAGGCAACGGCGGGACGCTGGCCCGCACGTCTACCGGGTCGATCACTGCATCAATCAGGCCAGCCGCCAGGGCCGCTTCGGCCGTGAACCAGGTACCACCCCCCTGCGCCGCGCCCATCCATTCCAAAATCTGTTCGACCGATTGGCCTGATGCCGCGGCATAGGTGGTGGAATAAACCTGAGAGTGAACGCGCAGCACGGCCGCCGCGGCATCCATTGAATCGGCGTCTCCAACTGATCCGCCCCAGCAGTTATGGATCATCAGCAGGGCGTTGCTTGGCATCAAGCGGCGATCACCCTTGGCCTTGCTGATGGCCATTGGAACAATCGAGCCGGCAGATGCCACCAAGCCATCCACCACATAATCCTTTCTGCCCTTGTAAGCCGCCAACACGTTATGGATTGCGATCCCCTCGGCAGCTGCGCCGCCAGGTGAAAACAGGTGAATCTCAACATCACGCCCCCCTGCAGCGTCCAGCGCTCGGGCCACGTCGTCAACCAACACATCAACCCCGACTTCGCCATAGAGCCGCAACACTGGGGCAGTGGCGGCGGCTTTAACGGTTACTCCTTTGGCCATTGATGCTCAGATGCTGATGGTAGTTTAAGCGGTCAACGCCATCAGTCCGGCGGATCGCTGCTGCCCTCTTCTGTGCCAGGGTCAGGCGCGAAGTTGGTGAATGCAGATTCTGCCGGGCGAGCCTGGGTTACGCCGGCGTTGGAAACCAATGCGGCATCTGTGCTCAGGATCAAGCTGGCGTCTCTGGCTCTTTGCAGGTCTCTGCTCAGCTCTTCAATTACTTCTTCAGGCACATAGCCAAATGATAGCTGTACTTCTGACAAGCTCATAAATCCAGCCCTCACTGCCAAAATCAGCGCTGGAATTTCCTTAGTTGGGTCGATCATCTCCCGACGCGGCGGGGTATGGGTCCAGCTCATTGGCCCTTTGAGCAGGCCAACCATCCGGGCTAATTCGTCGTGCCACTCACACACCGGCGCCAGCATTCCGGGAATGGAAACCTTCCCTCGCAAGTAAGCAATCCGCCTACTAAACTCAAGCCATCCGCCCCTAAAGCTCGAATAATTGACGTTTGATAAATCACCCGTCATTGATTCGTAAGTAATTTCGTAGGCTGCTGCTACAGCATGTGCGTACTCACGGTGGGTGCTAACAAAATCACCGGAACTTGGCGGAGTAAATGCCTTAAAGTCTCGGCCTGGTGGGAGATGTTCAATTGCGCCGGGCTCGATTTCATCAAAATTAACTCCAATTATTTGGTTGCCGTTTTCGTCAAGTAGCTTATCTGCATTAACATCGGAATCGTAACTAACACCAAAAAAGCAAGCTGAAATTTTATCTTTCATCTGCTGGGCCGCCCTGATGTCGCCCATATCCCGCAGGGTCAAAATCGCTGCCGTACCAAAAGGCAGCCCCATTCGCTGGCCAGCTCGCCTGCAATCAAAATGTAAACTAATTTCTTCTTTCGGTACAAAAGTGCTTTGCACCCTGACGCCAATACCTAGCGACGTTTCGCCAGGGTGGCTGTCTCTAATCCAGTAACCCATCAAACGGCCTGCGCTATCAAACTGCTGGCCAAATAATATGTCTTGAGAATTGTCTTTATTAAAATCTAACCAATCAGGCTCAAGCATCTGCACCTGCAAAGGCACTATTCCATGGCGCTCAAATAGTTCAGGATATATCCGTTTTCGCACCAGTACGGCGCCGCGAACCGCTGTAGTTCTGGCCCCAACGGATTGATTGCCGTACCAATCATGGGTGCCGTAAAAATCGCTATGTCGTGATTCTGCCCAGGTATTATAGCTTGATTTATATTTGCTAGTTGCGCCTATGGGAGTACTCATAATCCCATCGCCAATCCAATTATTTATAATCACGCCAATCGCTCTGGAGGCGTAGGCATCGTTATCGGCAAGATCCTGGTGCCGCTTGACTAGCCAGTAGTACGCCTGTCGCAAATCGCTGTTTGGGCCGCTGTTGTTTGTCCGCCAGCCAGAGGTTCGCCGGGTGTCCTCTGCGGCCTCAAACCGGGCCATGGTGCGGCGGGCAAATTCCCGGTCATCCCGGAGCCGCTTGCCTTTTGCCTTGCTCTTACCCTTACCCATCAGGTTGGCCGAGACATGCTGAAGTAGGTGCGGCGCAAGCGGGGCATCGAGCCGCCTTCCAGCTCTGCCGCCATTCCGGCTTCGATGCGGCGCATTTCGTCAAGACTTCGGTAGGTCAACTGCCGTCCGTCGCTAAAGCGAACGCTTAAAACCCCCTCCGCAATTGCGTTCCGTAGCTCTTGTAATTGGGTCAGGGTATAGGCCATGGCCCCATCTTACCTCTTTAGCCAGCCTTTGCGCTTGGCCAGGCCGCCTGTGCTGGAGCCCTTTAGCCAGCCCGATCGCTGGGAGGTTCGGACTGGGGGTGCCGGCGCTGCCCCTCCCCCTCCCACCCCCGGCGCCTGGGTGCCCAGGCTGCGGGCGAGCTGGGCCCACATGGTTCCAGCTGCGTAGTTGCGTTTCACCAGCTCCAACATCCCCAAGATGTAGACCTCCAAATCCAACGGCTCGTTTCGGGCCCCCTTTTCGTTTCGCCATTCAGACTGCTCAAAACCTCTGCCGTCAATTGTGGTTACAAGTTTCTCGCAAGTTAAACCCTTAAAGTATTCATCTTTTGCATTTTGCCCAAAGTGCATAAATCCCGGCCCTGGTTGCTCAATGTTTAACCTTCCATAGATAGTTCGCTTTAACGTATGCGTGTTTATCATGTAAAGAGTAACTCCCTTTTTTATCTTGCGACCGCGTAAATTTACGTCTTGCCTTGTGCCATCGCCAAGGGTTTTTGCTTTCTTGTCGCTGCCGCCTTTGACTGCTACCACTCCCTCATTGACCCTTTGGCGGCAGTAGTCATAGGCTTCATGCGTAAAGTGGCCCCCAGTGTCAACCGCTGTTTTGTGAACGGTCATGGTAGCGCCGCTTGCATGATTAAATACAGTCTTTCGAATAACGTCGATCTGCTTCCATACTTTGTCTTCTGCTGGATTTCCATATACCTTTTCGTGCCATATCAGCCAGCTTTCCTCGCCCACCCCAAAGCCCTTGACCTTGATCTCTAGCCAGGTGTCTTGTACGTCAACCGCCGCCAGCAACAGCAACACCCCATCTGGACAGAACCCGCTCGGATACGGGTTTGCTGCGGCTCGCTGCATCAGGCCATCGGGGCTCACCTTTGCCGTTGCAGGATCCTCCCAGGCCTCGGCTGCCCGCTTGTTCACCCAGCCCTTCAGGAGCAGGGTGTCATTTTTGGCACGCAGAAATTCATCTCGGATCTTCTCCCAGCTCAGCCACCCATAGGGGGCATACCAGCCAGGCAAGTGGAACCCTGCCGTCTCGCCATCGCCCTTGGCGGTAGCTCCCCACACCCCCCCGGCCAGCATCGCCACCTTGTGGTGCTGCGCCAGGCGCTCACCGCACGCCGGGCACTTGCACCAAACCTCCCCATCCTTTTTGTCCCAGACCATGTGCTCCCAGCGGATCACCTCGTTGCCCCCGCAGCAGGGCATGAACGCGGCAAGGCGTCGGCGGTCGCTGCGATTTTCGAACTCCCAGGTGATCCGGCACGCGCCGCGGGTGCCGGGGGTGCTGGTAATCAGGGTCTTCCTGTCGGGAAAGTTGGTCTGCCGCGCCTCGGCGTTCTCGATCGGATCGCCCTTATCGTCAATTTCCAGGGGCAGGCTTGACGCCTCATCAACCCATAGGTTTTGGGCCGGCATCCCCTGGGCAGCGCTGCCGCTGTTGCCGCCGATGATCGACAGCAACATGTCCCCGTGGAACTCCTTCAGAAACATGGCGTTGGCCGCGTCCCTGCTCTTGCTGCTAATGGTCTTTGCTGCTACGGCAGGGGTGTCCTTAAACAGCGGGTCAAGCCGCTGCCTTACCTGCCGCTTGGCAAAGCTTTCGGTCGGGAACAGGATCAGGAAAGGCGCCGGGTCCATCGCAATGGTTCGCCCTAGCCAGTTCAGGCCGCATTCGGTTTTGGCCCCTGACTGGCTGCCGAAGATCAGGATCACGCGCCTGATCTTTTTCTCCCGTGGGCTCAACAGGTCCATAGGTTCCCGCAGAAAGGGCACCCGGTCGGTTCGCCACTGCCCAGGCTCTGAGCTGCTGCGTCTGGTCAGCTGCCGCTCGGCGTCGGCCCACTCGCTGACACTGAGATGCAGCGGCGGCTGAATGGCTTCGATGAAGGCATCTTCATAAATCTGACCGCCATCAGGCATTTTGCTTGAGCCCCTTGAGAGCGTTTTCGATCTCCTCTTCGAGCAGGGCCCGCACATCCTCGGGTTCGCTCATAGCAGCCAGCCGCGCAGCATTGCGGGTTGGGATGATCAGCAGCAGATCCCGCACTTGGCGGGCGAGCTTGGCGGCCCTGGTGCGGACCTCCACTTCGGTAACCACCTCGTTTCGATCCCTCAAGGCTCCGACCCTTGCACGCTCTGCGTCGTAGTGGAGTTTGCGCTTCATGCTGACCTCAGGGGCCTGGATCTCATCCTCTGGAAGACCCAGGATCAGGCTTTTTAGTTCGCTGTCACTGGGCAATCGATCGGACCCGGACGGAGGCGCAACAGATGCGCCAGGTTCGGGGGAGCTTTTTTTGTGGCTATTGCGAACCTTGACGGCATCCCAAAGGCGGTCGGCAATTTCAGAATCAATCAGAAATGAACCATCTTCTTGAGAAATCACCGCTGGTTTGATTCTGATTTCCCTGGCCTCCTTCACCGTTGGAGCGCTACAGCCCCTGTGCCTGGCGTACTGTGCCTGCGTCATTAATGGCATGTTTTTAGGGCAACCCTTAGCCTTAGCCTTATCCTAACGGCTAGCCTAAGCCTTACAGGTGCTTGAGGCGGGGTAGGGGTTGGTGCGCCTTGCCGGGTGATCGAGTAAGGCTAATTTTTGGCCACTCGCTAGAAAAAAACCGTGCCTCTCTCTCT